CGAGAGGATTGAATGGGAAATTAAAGGTTGGAACTGGTACGACCAAAAGTTGTGGAAGATATACAAAGACGAAAGAAAACCAATGCGTCAAATAGCAGATGAAACAGGCATCAGTTTAAAGTCTATTTTCCTGACTATAAAATCCTGCAAAGAAAGAATCCGCCAATCGGTAGGCGATGATTATACCGACTTTTTAAACGAAGAATTTGAATTAATTTAATATGTGCAAATTACATAACCTCAAAGATGCTACATTCATTGTTTATCATTTGAAAAATGAAAACTATGTGGGTGTTACTCACAATTTACACAAGCGATTGTTAAAGCATAAAAACAAAAGCAATTTTGACATTTCAAATGTTGAGATATTACTTGAAACAAAAGACCTTCAAGCTGCTTTGAATTGCGAGATATTATATCAAGAATTATACAAATGCACTAAAGGAGTGCGAAATCAAAACGGAAACAAAAATCCATACGCTAAACAAGTATTGCATTTGCAAACAGGTGTATTCTTTGACACAATTAAAGATGCTTGTGATGCATTTGGTTTTTCTTATTCAGCAGCAAGACATCAAGTATTAAAACAACCGAATAAATATAATCTCATTAAAGTAAATTAAAATGGCTAAAAGACAAGCAACAAAATCTACAGGTCTTGGAGACACGGTAGAAAAAGTATTAGAAGCTACAGGTATTGCATCAGTAGCAAAATTTGTATTAGGAGAAGATTGTAACTGTGAAGAACGTAAGAAGAAGCTCAATGAGTTATTCCCTTACCGAAACACGAACTGCCTAACGGAAGAAGAATACCAATGGTTAAATGAAACCAACGTACTCACTCAAGACACATTCAAACCAAGCGAGCAGACTAAACTCATCGCAATTTACAACCGTGTCTTTAATCTACGTCAAGAGCCTACAAGCTGCGCATCTTGCTTTAGAGAACTGGTATTCAAAATGCAGAAGGTCTACGCTGAATACAACAAATGAGATACTATCTTTTAGACTACGGAAGAGACCTGATTGAGTATGCTCACGGAATATCGGAGAGGATACGAAAAGACGGACACCACCTCATTGAATATTTCACCGATGCAGATGGACTAATGTGTTTAGAAGAGATAAGCGAAGACGAATTTTTAGACCACTTCAAGAAAGTAAAAGATGCCTACAATAACTCCACTACCTAAAGAACTACCAATAGAGTTTCTGCAAAGATGCATAGCAGATGACTCAATGGTAAAAGAGTTCCCTGATTTAGGAGTAAGGCATTCACAATGTATGATACAACTAACAAAACACGAAATAAATAATGGCAAAAGTAGGAAGACCAAGAAAGATAGATAGCCCTGAACATCTATTAGAGCTATTCAAAAGCTACAAACTATGGGTAAAAGAAAACCCAAGATACAAATACACGCTAAACCAAAGGACTGGTGATATGGTAGCAGAACCTCTCGAATGTCCACTCACAATGGAAGGCTTCGAAGTCTACTGCTTCAATAAGTTTGAGCTTACCGTTCATCATTACATAAAGAATACTGAAGGAGCTTACGAAGAATTTTGTCCCATCTCTACACACATAAAGCGAGAAATCCGACAAGACCAAATCAACGGAGGCTTGGTAGGGCAGTACAACGCTAACTTAACTGCACGTTTAAACGGACTCACGGAGAAGACCGAGAACACCATAGTCACGGAGCAACCGCTATTTAACTTTGATTCTTTAAAGAAAAATGACTAACTATTACGTATATACTCACAACAACATAAAGACAGGTAAATGCTTTTATGTAGGTATTGGGAAAAATGATAGGGTGTTTGACGGTGGAGGAAAACGCAATCAAAAATGGAAGCGATATGTTTGGGATAACAACGGATTTCAATTCCAAATAATTGTAAACGGAATCACCAAAGAAAAAGCATTAGAGATAGAACGTAATTGCATTTTAAAGTTAGGTCTTGAGAACTTATGTAATATTGTAGGTGAAGAAGGAAATAGCACGGCATTTAAGAAAGGTCTTATACCTTGGAACAAAGGATTGAAAAATGCACAAGCACCATCAAGCAAAAAAGTAATTTATAATGGTGATTCATTTGATTCGGTAAATAAGTTAATAGAGCATTTGCAAATCGGCACAACTACTTTTTACAGGAGACTGAAGAAAGGTCAAATTCAAATAGAATATGTTTCAAGTAACTACTGCAATTAAAAAAATACTTGCACTAAACAAACGTGTAAAAATTATTCAGGGAGGAACAAGTGCGGGTAAGACATTTTCAATTTTACCAATACTGATAGACAAGTGCGCTCGTGAAAAAGGATTAGAAGTTTCAGTAGTTGCCGAGACTATCCCACACCTTCGTAGAGGTGCGCTGAAAGACTTTCTCAAGATTATGAGGTGGACTGGTAGGTTTGTAGAAGACCGATTTAATGCAACCCTATTGAGATACGAATTTGCCAACGGAAGCACGATGGAGTTCTTCTCCGCTGATAACGCTTCTAAACTTCGAGGAGCGAGGAGAGACGTCTTGTACATCAACGAGTGTAACAACGTAACATTTGACGCTTACCTTGAGCTTTCCATTCGTACCAAGAAAGAGATTTACCTTGACTTCAACCCTGCAAATGAATTTTGGGTACACACCGAACTAAAAGACGAACCCGACGCAGATTTCATCATCCTTACATACAAAGACAACGAGGCACTTGATGAAAGTATTGTCCGACAAATTGAAAAGAATCGTGACAAGGCGGTTACGTCTAACTATTGGGCTAATTGGTGGAGGGTTTACGGACTTGGTGAGGTAGGTATGCTTGAGGGTGTAGTGTTTGGCAATTGGAAAGAGATAGACAAGCTACCTGATGACGCACGACTCATAGGCATAGGGTTGGACTTTGGATACACGAATGACCCGACCTCTGCAATTGAGGTGTATAATTGGAACGGCAAGCGAATTGTAAACGAACTTGTTTACCGAACAGGTATGCTTAACTCCGACATCGCAAGAATACTTCCGTCTGCCGTTACTATCTACGCTGATTCAAGTGAGCCTAAATCTATCGAGGAGATACGCAGGTTTGGAAAGACGATTAAAGGAGTAACTAAAGGCAAGGATTCAATCATCTACGGAATTGATGTAATGCAGAGACAAGAGTATTTGGTCACCAAGCAGAGTACAAACCTAATCAAAGAACTTCGCTCCTATTGTTGGGATGTAGATAAACACGGAGTAAGGCTAAATAAGCCTGCAGGAGGCAACGACCACGCTATAGATGCACTTCGATACCACGAGATGGAGAATCTCGGCTTAAATTCAAACTATGGACAATACGCAATCCGATGAGTTGCCACGCATGAAGGCTATCGTTGAGGAATACATCTACAAACGAACTGGCAAGAAAGTGCATATTGTCTTTGACGATGTGTTCTCAATGCGGAAACACGCTCAAATGTTAGCACAAGCGTACTCTTATGTCCTTGCTCAAGAATACAAAAACGACTAAAAGACTTATACAATTATGGAAATCCAAGTAAAAGTACCTACCTCACTCAACGAAATCCCACTCAAACACTATGTGGACTTCTTGAACGTGCAGAAAGGTTCTAACGATGACGAGTTCATCGCTCAAAAGATGATTGAGATTTTCTGCGGCATCCGATTAACGGACGTAGCAAAAATTAAGATGACCTCGCTTAACGAAATGGTGCAGCACTTTACTGAATTGTTCAGTCAGTCTCCTGCATTTCAGCAGACATTTAAAATCGGTGGTGTTGAATTTGGATTTATACCTAACCTTGAGGAGATTTCTTTCGGTGAATATGTGGACTTGGAGAATCACTTGCAGAGTTGGGAGACTTATAACAAGGCTATGGCAGTGATGTACCGACCTATCAAAACACGAATCAAAGACAAGTACGAACTCCACGAGTACAAACCAAGTAAAGACCATCAAGAGCTGATGCAGTTTGCGCCACTTGATGTTTGCATTGCAGCATCGGTTTTTTTTTACAATTTAGGAAACGAGTTACTGACGGCTACCCTGAACTATTTGGAGAAGCAGATGAAGAAGGACAAGAACCTGTCAGCGACTTTAGTGAAACAACTCAATTTGCCAAACGATGGGGATGGTATCAGTCTATATATGGACTCGCTAAAGGAGACGTTACGAAGTTCGATGAAATTACGAAGCTCCGACTTACTAAATGTCTCACATATCTCACCTTCGAGAAGCAAAAAAACGAAATTGAACAACGACAACTCCAAAGACAAATGAGACGATGAAAGGATTCTACACTATAACACAAGCCCTACAAACTCACTTCAATGCTGATGCACTGGTGAACACCGTAACCGAAGGAGACATCTTTGAGATAGACCTAAACAAGCAGACTATCTTTCCGCTTGTACACGTTATGATTAATAGCGCATCGTTTGAGACCAATGTAGTCAGATTCAACGTTAGCCTGATTGCAATGGACATCGTCAACATATCCAAAGAGGCAACTACTGACGGATTCAGGGGAAACACGAACGAGCAAGATGTCCTCAACACTCAATTAGAAATCCTAAACCGAGCTTATGCACAAATGCTACACGGCACAATGTGGGATTCTCAAGTCGTAGTAGACGGAAATCCTAACTGCGAGCCTTTTGTTGAGAGATTTGAGAACAACCTTGCAGGATGGACAATGACATTTGACGTTTTAATCCCTAACGAGGTAACAATCTGCTGATGGAACAAAGCGAGGTAAAGAAATCTTTAGAGCGTTTCCGTAACCACGTTATTAGCGTATCTAAACGCAACTTAACAAACCAACGAAAGAACGTATCCAAGAGCTTGTACAACTCCATCAAAGGGGATGTAAAGGCTATGCCTAACTCTATCTCGCTTCAGTTTTCAATGTCCGATTACGGAGCGTATCAAGACTTGGGTGTTAAGGGTAAAAAAAGTTCATCGAAAGCACCTAAATCTCCGTTTAAGTTTGGTTCAGGTACAGGTCAAAAAGGTGGGCTAACAAAAGGCATCTTTAATTGGGTTAAAAAAAGACGGATTCAATTCAAGGATAGAAAATCAGGAAGATTCTTGAGCTATGAATCTACTGCGTTTCTAATCACACGAGGAATCTATAACAAAGGAATGAAACCGAGTATGTTTTTTACAAAGCCATTTGAGGCTGCTTACAGGAATTTACCTGACGAACTGGTAGCATCTTTCGGCTTGGATGCAGAAAAACTATTCAACCAACAAATTGACAATATACTTAAGAAATAATGGCAACAATTAACGCAAGGAATCCGTACATAGTTACGATAAACGAAACATCGCAGATTGAGACAAAGCTGCAAATCTTTCTTTGGAACGGCACAGGTTCAATGCCTGCCTCACCTACTTACACATTGAGTAAGAAGATACCATCCTCAAACAATCCTGCGACTTACTACGACGTTTCGCCTTATATCCGTGAGTACATAGACCACGATACACTACAAACCATTACAAACGTATTTACGGCTACTCCAACAACGCAATGGTGCAACGTAGGCTTAAAGCTATTCAAGAAAATTACTACGTCTTTTGTTCAGGTCGGAAGCACTCAAACTCACTTTGGTGTTGACGGCTACGGATACTATGAAGAAGGCTACAACCCTGCGCTCGGCAACTATTTACTTTCGTCAGGTACATACACCTACAACTATGATTTAAGCGGGGAGTACGGATGGCTAACGCTATACACAGGCAGCGGAAACTCTGCCAAATACACGAACCTTGCAACAGGAGCTACAACAACGACAGGACTGACTAATAACGTGTGGAGAGACATTCCAAGAGTGCTATCAACTTATGCAGCAGTAGGCAACAAGTTAGAAATAATTGACGGCAGCGCAGCGGTATTGTTTACGGCTACGTTTCAACCTAAAATCGAATGCAAATACACACCAGTTCAATTAGACTTTGTTAACAAGTTCGGAGCTTGGCAACGTGAATGGTTTTTTAAAGCGAGCAACGATAGTTTGGCAGTTGAAAACACGGAGTATAATTTGATGCAGACTCGCTACCCTAACTACTCAACTTTAGAAGGGCAAAGAGCGGTATTTAATGCCAACGGAAAGAAGATGATTAGAGTGAATACGGATTGGGTAAGCGAAAGTTTTAAAGAGGTGATTCAGCAGTTGATGCTATCGGAGCGCATTCTAATCAACAAGAAGCCTGCTAAACTAAACACCAAAAACACGGAGTTATTCAAGAGCATAAATACGCATATGATTAACTATCAACTTGAGTTTGAATTTGCTTACGATGTTATCAATTCAGTAGTGTAATGAGAAAGGTACAACTCTACATAGAAGGCAACCGTATTGAGCTATTCAATGACGAGCAGATACAGGTAACAAGCTCTATCCAAAACGTTCAGGACATCTCTAAAACGTTTACGGATTTCTCACAAGGATTCACCGTGCCTGCGTCGGATGTCAACAACGTATTCTTTGAGCATTGGTATAATTCGGATATTGACTTTACAACTGACAATAACCTACGAAAAGACGCATACATAGAAATCAATTTAAGCACCTTCCGTAAGGGCAAAGTACAATTAGACGGAGCAACGCTAACCAACGGAAAACCGAGTTCATACAAGCTCACTTTCTACGGAGAAGGAGTAACGCTTAAAGATACCTTTGGCGAGGACTTGCTTTCGGATTTGGACTATTCGTCATATGCTCACGATTTCACTTCTGCGGAAGTTTTAGCACGCATAGAAGATGCCAATAATACATACGATGTAAAGTACCCGCTAATCACTTCTTATCGCATTTGGGAGTATCAATCGCAGTCAGTAGAACCGCCTACACCTAACACGTCAACAGGTACATCTACAAATAACGACATCCATACAAATTCGGGAGCTATAAATAAAAACGAATTATTCCCTGCCTTACGAGTTGCAAGAATCTTTGACGAAATTCAAAACAAGTACGGCATAACTTTTCAAGGTGCTTTTTTGCAGGATGAGAGATTTACTGATTTGTTTTTATGGTACAAAGGCAAGGAGAAGTTTATTAATATCTCAAGTGCGCAAACTATTGATTTTACAACGGTAACTCCTACGTTTACTACATACGATTTAACAAATTATGTAAACACGACTGAAGAATCTATACACGTTCAATATATAGACTCGAACATAATCAATCACATCATCCGTTTAAATGTAACTTCGGTTTCGTCATCAGACCCGTATTACATTGATGTCTATCAAAACGGAAATTTGATGAACTCAATTCAAGGAACGAGCGTGCAGTCTTTTCTGCTTGACATAATTCAAAGTGTCATTGGTTTAGATTCAGTTTATACGTTTAAGGTTCGTGGTCAAGGAGCAAACAATATTGCTTTAAATATGCGCTACGAGGTAACGTATTTTGATAGCGGAAACTTGTTCACTGATTATGTTGCCATTGCTGCATCAAATGTTATTTATACATCTACAGTAGACCTTTCGGCAAACGCACCTGTTATGAAGATAGCTGATTTCTTCGCAGGCATTCTCAAGGTGTTTAATATGACGGTCTACTCAATCACGGACGGAGAATATTGGGTTGAGCCATTAGATGACTGGTATTCAAAAGGAGGAGTTGTAGACGTATCGGAATACGTTGACGTCAACACAATTGAACAAACAAGAATGCCGCTATACAAAAAGATTTCTTTTAAGTACCAAGATTCCGAGTGCGTACTCAACAAGTATTTTTCGCAGACATTTAGCAAGGCTTACGGAGACACGACATATCAGTACAACTATGACGGAGGTGAGTTTGTAATTGAAGTTCCTTTTGAGAATTTACTTCAGCAGAAGTTTAACGGCACGCAGGTATTGCAAGTTGGATACTCTTTGAACTCGGAGTTTGCTCCATACATACCTAAACCCGTTTTATTGTATCAGTACCGAAATCAAGAGTGCGATTTTAAATGGGCTAACGATGGAGGAGGGCATAGCACGGTTGTAGACTATACTCCATTTGGGCAGGATTTGCTCTACAATAACACGGACTATACCTTGAACTTTGCACCTGAAACAAGTACAATACTTGACTACCCTATACAAAACACGCTCTTTGCTAATTACTATTTCAGCTACCTGTACAATCTTTACAATTTAAAGCAGCGTTTGATTAACATCAAAGCCAAACTACCTGTGAGCTTGCTAACGGGATTGCAGTTAAATGACAGGCTTGTAATTAGAGATAGAAGGTATATCATCAACGAGATGAAAACGAACCTAACTACAGGAGACGCAGACTTACAACTCATCTTGGATTTTAGACCGATTGTAAACTCTACAAACCCAAATCCGAAAGTATCTACTGAAGGTGGAACCGTTAAGTACCTAATCAACCTACCAAACAACGCAGTACAAGCATCTTTTACTTGTTCGGATACTGACGTAACGTTCTCACCTAATCCGATGACTGCGAGCGGTTCATTGACGATAGGTTTGCCGAGTGGCGCAGCAGGTACGGTTTACACTATCGTAGTTACCTATACTTATTTAGACGGAAGTACAACAACTGAATCTTTTTATATAATCCAATGATAAAGCAAATAATCGCAATGCTACAACTTGACAACTTTTATGGAGAATCCGAGTTGATTGACATAGCCAAAGGAAAACACGAACTGACAAGCTCTACAAAAAAAATGTGGAAACAACAATTAAGAAAAAAACTATACAATGGCAGAGGTTAAAACTATAAAAATAGACGTCGATACTAAACAGGCAGTTGATGCAATGGAGAACCTCTCCAAAGCTACTCACGATGTATCAGCAAGTTTCGAGGAAGTATACGGAGACTTGCAACCGCTCACAACTCGAATGGGTGAGGCAGAAGATAGGTTGTATGAGTTAGCCAACGCAGGACAAACGGCAACTCAAGAGTATCAAGACTTATTAGAGACCGTAGGACGTTACCGCAAAGTTCAAATCCAAACGGATATGGCGGTGGATGCTGCTGCCACTACTATGACTCAAAAGTTAGGTGGTGCGCTTGGTGGTGCTACGGCAGGATTTGAATTGATGCAGGGAGTGATGGGTACTTTTGGCGCTGAATCAGCAGAGGTAGAAAAACTACTCCTTAAGGTTCAGTCTGCAATGGCTATCTCTCAAGGTGTTCAAGGTGTAAGAGAGGCTATTCCTGCCATTACTGCATTTGGTACTGCAATTAAAAGTCAAGCTATTGCTGCGTTAACTACTTTGAAAGGCGCATTAATTACAACTGGTATTGGAGCGCTTGTAGTTGCATTAGGATTTGCTGCCAATGCTATGGGTTTATTTGGTGACTCAAGTGAGGATGCTGAAAAACAACAAAAGAAACTTGATGACCAATTAGAAAAAACAAATAAGCGTTTAGAAGACCAAAAAAACCTAACTGAAACCGTAAGTCAAACCCTTGACAATCGTGTGCGTAGAGAGCTTATAGATGCCAAAAAACGAGGCGCAAGTGAAGCGGAGCTAAACAAAATACAAAAAGAAGGACTAAAGGATAGGATTAGACTTTTAGAGCAAGAGGAAAAAGCAACTCTAAAATTATATTTACAAAAATCTAAATCAGGAAGTACTAAAGAATATGAAGCTGCGGAGGCTGCTTACAAAGAATCTGCTCAAAATTTAATTGATGCCCGTTTGCAGTATGATGAAATGGAAGCGGACATTGCTTACAATCGTATTCAAGAGAATAAGAAATTACGAGAGCAGGATGCGAAAGACCAAGAATTTGTATTTACAGGTAATGTTGAGGCATTTAATGCTGCTGCTTATGATATAGATGTAATTGATAATCAGTTTTATGAAGATATGAAGGCAAGGGATGCTGCTGATATTGAAAGAATAAAGGCAGACAATCAATTAAAAATAGATGCCAACATAGAGTTACAACAAGCCCTTACTGATGCTGCATTGGCAAGAATTAAAATGGAAGAAGATGCAGAAGCCGAGAAACAACGTAAATTTAAAGAGAATTTAAAAACATCATTACAACTATCAATACAAGGACTTAATCTTATTGCAGGAATTGCAGAACTAAATGCAGGCGAAGATAAGAAACGTCAAAAGAGAGCATTCAACATTAAAAAGGCTGCTAACATTGCATCTGCTACTATGGATGGTTACAATGCGGTTTTATCAACTTTTGCAGGTACTACTGGAGGTGTAGTTTTAAAATCTATTGCAGCTTCTATTGCAGGTGGCTTTGCTGCTTTACAAATTGCAGGTATTGCTAAAACTGAATTTGATGGAGGTGAAAGTGCTTCAGGTGGTTTTAATTCATCTACTCCATCAGGTGGCAGCGGAGGTGCAATAACTCCAAACTTTAATGTCGTAGGCAATTCAGGAATGAATCAGCTCGCACAAATCCAACAACAACCAATTCAAGCGTATGTTGTAAGTGGTGAGGTAACATCTGCACAGGCACTTGACCGCAATAGAATTAAAAACGCAACATTGTAACACAATTTACTTGAGAAATTATGAATGTATTAGAACTAATCATTGACGAAAAAGACCTACAAAGCGGTATCAATGCCGTTTCAGTAGTCGAATCACCTGCCATAGAAGAGAACTTCATCGCGTTAGCAAAACACGAAGTTGAACTCAAAGAAATTGACACCGAGAAACGTATCCTAATGGGTGCTGCCTTAATTCCGAACAAGAAGATTTACCGCAGAAACAAAGAGGAGGAGTTCTATATTTACTTTTCGGAGAACACCGTGCGCCAAGCTATGGAGTTATTCTTTAAGAAAGGCAATCAAAACAACGCTACCTACGAACACAAAGACGCTATCAAAGGAATGAGCGTAGTAGAATCTTGGCTAATTGAAGACGAAAAGATGGACAAAAGCCAGTTGTACGGATTCAACCTACCAAAAGGAACGTGGATGATTTCTATGAAGGTAGATAACGATGAGGTATGGAACGATGTTAAGGAGGGCAAGATAAAAGGATTCTCTATTGAGGGATACTTCGCTGACAAGATGCCTGATTCACCTCGTGAGGAGCAAGAAAAACACGCAATCATAGAACAACTTAAAGACTTATTAAAATAAAAACGATGAACAATATCCTAAACAAAATCGCTCAAATGGAGCGTAACGCAGCAGAGATTAAAGGTGTAGAACTCGCTAAACACGAAGTAGAGTTCAGTATTGCAGATGATTCAAAACAATTAATCAATAAGTATTATGGTTTGACTGATACAATTAATTCTAAATACTCTTCTATTAGTAAAGAGATTAGAATGCTGACTGATAAAATAGAAGAAGCAGTTAAATTGTCAAATGAAATGCCAAAAGTAATTAATAAATATGAGCAGCTTGCTAAAGAAATAGGTGTTAATGTGGATAATATTCAAGAACTAAAAGATATGAAACTGGCTATAAAAGATGTAAATCAATATAAATCATTATCTACTAAATTAAAAGCATTATAATATGAAATTCAAAACACCAAGTAAAGCAAGTCCTCGTCAAGGTTCAAGAAGAGGCTGCCTATGCGCAGACGGAAAATACTCAACTAAATGTTGTGACGGAAGTTTAGAGGCACAAGGCATCGGAAAGACGGAAGGAACAGGAGATACGGTTACGAGAACTGAAGTAAGCGGAGTGAGAACTATCGTACGTCAAAACGGATAAATGCTATTGTAGAATCGTTCAATAGCTTATCCCTTTGTTGTTTTGCGTATTGCTCCCAATACTCTTTATCAAGATTTATTGTAAAGGTCATTGGTTTTGTATTTTCAAAATCGGCAACATTAAAAGTTTGGTCTCCTATTGTTACGCTTTCTATGCCTCCTATTTTTTTCATAACTCACTAAAAATTGTTTTAGATTCTTTTAAATCAAATTCAACTTCTTTTTTGTGTATTTGTGCTTGTTTAATTAAATGCGATACTAAAATTCTTAAATTTCCAATTGTTGGATGCTCTATATCAATAGTTCCATCTTCTCTTGTATTAAGTTGTTTTAACTTTTCAATTTTATCTTCAAGATTTTTAATATAGTTCTCGTTTGCTTTTATGGTATCATACATACCATTAAGTATAAATAATTTACTTTCAGTCATAGTCAGGTAATAAATTTAATTCGTCTTCTACTTTTTGCCAATACGCTAAAGTTTCAGGCAAATATTTAGCTGTCATTTTGCAATATTTTACGCTAATTAATGCGCATTGTTTTGCTTTAAATTGTTTGAATTTTAACGATAAATCACCTAATACAATACTATTAAGTAATTTGCTTTCTTTAGTTTCAAACTTAAATTCCTCAATTAAAATAATTGCTCTTTGTCTTGGTTCCATAATAACAATATTTCATGATGTACTTCTTTCCAATAATAAATCATTGATTCAACGCAAGTATGAAGGCATATATCAACTGCAATAAGCGCGCATTGTTGGCTGTAGTAATTCCTCTCACTAATATCAGATTCAAATAAACAATGCCAGTATGAATCAAATAAATCGCGTGCTTTTTCTTTAGGTGTCATAGCGTAATTTTTAGCAAACATAAAAATAAAAACGCAACAACACAAACTAAAAACGTTATTATAGTATGAACACACAAAAATCGGTTTATAAGAAGTTGTTTAAAGAAGAAGCAACTGAATTAGCATCTCACAAAGTAGAGCTTGGTGCAATTGATATATATGTTGAAGCATATAAGAAAGAAGCTGCTAAAGTCGCTTCAATAAAATCTAAAATAATTTCAGCTAATGATGAATTGGGTATTGTAATTGGTGGTTTAGAATCTCTCCCTAATACAGGTGATAAATTAATTGCTACAATGAAAGAGCTTGGAATAGAAAAAGAATTAGCTCAAGTTCAAGCCGTAAATAACGCTATCAAAGGTTTAATTAAATCATTAAATCCAATTTTTAAAAATATATCAAGCGCTGCTAAATCAATTTAAATAAAAACAAATGAACGAAAAATCACTCTTAAACAAAGTCCGCACACTTCTTGGAATGGAAGTGAAGTTGGAAACTATGCGCCTTACTGATGGTGTATCTATGCTTGAAGCAGAAGTATTCGAAGCAGGTCAACCTGTGTTTATCCTAACTGAAGACGAACAACGCATTGCTCTTCCTGTAGGTGAGTATGAGTTGGAGGATATGCGTATCCTTGTAGTTATCGAAGAAGGTGTAATTGCTGAAATTCGTGAAGCTGCTGCTGAAGAAGAAGTAGAAGAGGAAGTAGAAGTTGAAACAGGTAAAATGCCTGAAGAAGAAATGGCACAAGAGCCTGCTGCACCTACTGCAAAGAAAATCATCGAATCAGTAACTAAAGAATCTTTCTTTAGCGAAATCGAAGCCTTGAAAAAAGAAAACGAAGAGTTAAAGGCACAACTCGAATTGTCAAAAACTGAAGTTGCAGAAGAAGTTGCAC